ACTATAACCCCTTCCTTAATATTTTTGAGGGTACTTCGCGCATTTTTCTATCTTTCCTACGTTAACATTAACTTGGTAAATAATGTTTTCTTATCTTTCTCTACTTTTATAGATCTTCTATAAATAATATCTTTTAGGATCTCATTCCAATTTAAACCCTCTTCCTCTTCCCAATTTTCTCTAGGCCATTCACCATCTAAATTTGAGTCGCGGGGAGGAGTATACTTTTTAGGAAATTCATATTCCACAGTTACCTTTATACATCCTTCATTAATATCACCCATTATGATAGCTTCTTTTCTATTGGGGTTGGATACTGTTTTTGTTTAGTCATTGTTCTCCTCTTCCCTCATGTCTTTTCATAGATTGTCATAGAAACCACAATTTAAACATCTATAATAGTTGTCTGCTTCTAAGAATAAAAATCCTCGGCATTTTGGACATTTATTTTGTTTCTCCATTACTCTCCTCAACTTTAAAACTCTCAAATCTCTTTATGAGTTGTGATTCTAATTCCTGTAGAATTTTCAACGAATCTTCCCGCCCCTTCCCAGCTATACGAGGCACGGATTGCCTTTTTAGATCTTCTATATAAATAATGTCTTTGATGGTTTTTATAATCTCATCTACATCGACCTCATTCATCTTGTTCTCCTATTCCTTCGTTACATATCCAGCCTCTATCTAAAGCCGTAACTAAAATATTTATAGGTATCATGATTGGTGTATCATCATCATTTACAATTACTGGAATTGTTTCTTCCGAACTATTAGAATATTCTTCGTAAGAATTGAGCATAACTTAGCTATTCTCCTTCTTAATTAAATTATTAGTTAATAAAATATCATGGAACTAAAGGGGGTGTCAAGTGGTGTGGGACTGAGTTTTATTAGATTACTATGAAATCTTTTGCGTCTTTTAGACCATAACCCTTTAATCTGGATACAGTATCATCAACAAGGCTATATTTCATAGCTAAACTCACAGCTATATCTGCTATATAAGTTAAATTTATGTTTACAAAGNTTTTCTCATTTAAAAACCAAGCTTTTATTATTTCTGGGAAGGGTTTTAATATGTATATGTTTACTTTAGGTTGTTGTTTAGATAAGTTCATTTAGTTTTCTTATTTGTTTTTGCGGTTTCTTCTTCGGGATCTCCTAAAGCCTTTCGTAATTTTATACTTTCAATTAAAACATCTTCAGATATCTTTCTAATTAAAATTGTTTCTTTCCTGATAATAATGGTTTCTTCAAGCATTTTAATACTGATATTAAGAATGTTCTCAGAAATCTTTAAAATTCTCCAATTTATCCAAATTAGAAATAAAGTGAAGCTTCCTAAACATATACTGGCTAGTAACGTGCCAACTATAAATGAATCCATATTAAACTACTAATGAGGGTATTCTACTGTATCTGTGGCTTCCGAAGCTGAATTATTTTCTTCAGTAATAAGATTATCAGTTACCATGTTAATCATTTCGTGTAATGAATTCTTCCATTGATGTTTAGTTAAAGGTGTTTGAATTGTTTCAGTAAGATTTATATTATCTTCAACTTCTTTTAGAGAAGGCATTCTCCCTTGACCGTCCTTCAACCCTGAATCCACAACGTTTGTAATCCAACCAACATTTAAAACTTGCATATTCTTACCACGTCTATAAAATTCCATGTAGCTTTTCTTAGTAATCCGGGGTATACCTACAAAATGAGCTTGCATTCGTAAGCATTCTTCAATTGTTTGTGGTGTCGGAAATCTAATTGGTTTTTGTGTCATCTGTCTTCTCTTTCGACTTTTCTAAATCTTTAAAACTTTTTACTTCTTGAAAATCCTGTAAGCTAAAATCTATTCCACTGGTTAATGTATCTATAAAATTTCTTTCTTCCATACTATCTTCTAAGATCAAAGTGTATATTTTACGTAAAAGATTGTATCCTACTAATTCCTTATTTATCTTTACAAAAGACTGACAACATTCTCTGAGTAGATATAAATCTGCTATATTAAAGAAAAGAGTAGCTTCTTGAGATGCATTAGCTGGGTCTGTAGCAATTAATACTCCCATACCAATAGTGTGAATTAAATCTACTGATACTGGTACACCAGCACTAGGCATTAATTGTCTGGCCGGTATATGCATCTTACCATGTTCAGACGTATGTTCCATTAATAATGTTATTGAATCACTTAAATATAGTAATTCGTTTTTTGTTAATACTAATGATTTAACTTCCAACAAAAGTTCTTCCTCATTTTCGGCTTCTTGGTCGTAGTTTTGATTATACAAAAGGTTTTTCCCCTATCTGTACCAAACATCTTCTACAAAGAAAAACACTTTTTTGCATTGAATTACTTGCCTCCCATACTTCAATTATAGGTGGTGTTGAATTATGTCCCATTAATCTACACAACAAGTATTTTAAGTTAATCATATCATATTATACTAATACTATTCATCATTACGGCGATTAATATTAATCCTCGTTTCTATTTCTTGGATTCTAAAAGCTAATAAATCTATCTTGTCTATAATATTTAAGATTTGTTTATCAATCTTTTCATAAGATTCTCTAGCGTCATCATTCATTTGAATAAGATACTGCATAATATTTGACATGTGATACCTCTTAACTTATTTTAAGCTAAGTATACCTAATCAGTCAAACATATTAATACTAGTAATTACCATACCCCCCTATTCTGCTATTACTTTTCTTTTCCGAACACACTTCCTGTTAATAAAGCACCGAAAGCTAAGTGGAATAACCCACCACCCTTCAATGTAAAAGGTTCGTGTTGAGATACGAGTTTCTTTAGATATTCCATCTGTACTAAAGGGTCTTCAATTGCTTGTAGATGACTCATATAATCAGCTAAATCTAAACCTATTCTTGCAAACCCATAATAAATAGGAACTACCATAAAATCATATATGCAGATTACTAAGTAGACTATTAAAGCCGTCCATCGCCATCTCATAATACTCATCTTTTAACTACTCCGGAATAACGATGTTGTCTATAAGTTTTATTGCGCTAGCACTAAACTCTTTTAGTTCCTTTACAATTACTTTTTTCTCAGCCATAGTAATCTTTTTATCTTTCAACGCAGCCCCAAGAGCTTTTATAACGTCCATCCCCTCTTTTAAAACCTTCTTACCTTGAACTGATTGCCCAGAATTTAACTGAACAAACGTAATAATTAAACTAATTATATTCATAATAGATTCTCCTTATCTAAATCGTCTTCTTCACATAAACACTGACCATTCCCACAAATACAAGATGATATAATTTCTTGAGAGCAGTCATAACAGTCGCAATCGCATATGCATAATATTTCTGTACATAAGCATTCGCCGGTTTCCACACAGTCACAATCGTTATTCATTAATGTCATAACAACAACCTCATTCATTTTCTAAAACCTTCATTCCCAAAGCTATTACGCCACCTATTGTGCCTGTAGCAATCTCAGGCATACCATTAGTAGCCCCAATATAAGCTAAAACTCCTAAGACTAAAATAGCTAAAAATATTTGTGGTCTGAATTTACCAATAAATTTCATTTCAGTCTTCTTCCCTTAAACTATATTAAATTATTCTTTTAATGCTTCTGCAATCTCATCCCGTTTTTTAGCCCCAGCACTACCTTCTGAGAAGTCTTTATGTCCCTGTTTCTTAGCCTGTGCTGTTGCAACCGCAAATGGATTTTCCACATCTTTTTCTATTATACCCATGAACGCTGATTTTTCTTGAAAACAATTTTCACAGTTACATGAATCTTTAACTAAATGTTTAGTTCGATTTAGTGGATCATTCTTAAGCCAGTCATTTAATACTGTTGTCTTAGCTACTGACTGAGGTAGGTTTAATTTTTTTAAAGGTACACCCATAAGCGTTTTCATTAACGGATCAAAATCATTCACCACATCGTTTTGTGATAAGGAAAGAAATTTATTTTTAAAATTAGATAAATAAGACACTTTCCCTTCAACTCGCAACATGAGTTTATCTATGAAACTTATACCAACATCCTGTAGCAGTTTATTTGGTACTTTCTTACCTTCATATATAGCATCTTCTAAATATTTTTTATACCCTCTCGCTCTATCTTCAGAAGTAGCTCCATTATTATATTCCTTTGAATAAACATGGAGTATATCTTCTGTACTAGCCCCACTGGCCTCCGCCATTCCTAAAAATGTAGTCCCCGGCAGACTACTACCATATAGGGGGTCCATTTTGTATCTATAAGCACGTTTACTTTTTCTGTAGTCTTCTATGTCATCCAATTGTCTCTGACTTTTTCCAGAACGTTTGTATGGATTCACTGCCTTACCTTTCTTTGCAGTCACCTCGAATTCATTTTGCGCCATTTCCCACGGAAGTTTCTGTACTGCAGCAGGTCGAGCTGATTGCCTAACAGTGGGACGATGGGCGGCTGCTATTGTTTTATCGAAGTCTTCTCCTGCAAGATTTGGTAGTATTTTAACACCATATTTTTCCCCAAGATGCTTAGCCATCTCCTTTCTATGACGTACTGAATCTTCATCCCTACCATAATGATTTTGGTCCTCCACATTCAAAGCAAAGGACTTAAGAGGAGGTTTACCAGCTAATATATCTTCCAGAGTCTTAACAATAACTCCACCATCAAGATTTAAGGCTTCAGCTTCATCGTAGACTTCCCCTGTAAATCCACCCTTCTCCTTTGAATAATTAGGATGTTCTTTAAGGGATTGTATAAGTTGCTTGGTCTGTTCTCCCGGTGATTTTTTCGTATCCTTTTGACCGGGAATCCAATAGCTTGTGCCACCTTCAGTTTGGAGTTCTCTTACACCTTCAGGAGGTGGTTTTGAAGATGAATAAACCGCTCCGGGGGGCAAAGCTTCCTTTTTAAACTCCATTTTTAAAAGTTTAATAACCCCATCCTTTACGGAATCATCATATAATTCTCCAAAATTGAATTTGGTCATCTTATGTTACTTCTTTGAGATGGTTTTGATGTTTTTTCTTTTAGGTTTTACTGCTTCCCTTGAGGCTTTTGAACTAAGTAATTTAGATGCTCCGAACCCAGCTAATGCAGGCCAAAACCACTTCTCAAGCTCTAAAGTATCTTCGGTATCTTTAGAAATAGTTTTAATGTTCTTTCTTTTAGGTTTTACTGCCTCTTTTGAAGCTTTCGAACTGAGGAGTTTCCCTGCTGAGAACCCAGCTAATGCAGGCAACCAAGGAAATTTCACTAAGTCGGGTTCAGTACCCTTTATATCTTTAGAAATAGTTTTAATATTACTCTTTTTAAATTTAGCATTATCTTTCGATGCTCTTGTACTAAGAATTTTCCCTGCAGCTAAACCTGCAAGACCAGTTACCGCTGGATTAGCTGCTAAGGCCGCTAATGCCGGTGCTATTTTTTCAATTCTCATTTTTTTAACAGCTTTTGTACCTAAAACTTTATCAGCAACTCTTTCAGCCACTACTGTGGCAGCTATAGATCCGGGGGTTAGTCCAGCTGCAGGACTTACCCTTACTTTTTTATTAATTGGTTTAGCGTTACTCATATAATTATCCTTTTCAATAGATTTTTTCTTTAGTTTACTTCCAGCAACAGCCCCTGCTACTGCTGGCAACACGAAAGGTGCAGCTAAAGCGGCTAACCAAGGAAATTTCACTAAATCAGGTTGGGTTTCCTCTATATCTTTTTTATGTTCTTTGGTATGTGCTTTAGTCATACTTAATCGCTCTAACATTTTTTCTTTCATAGCGGAATCCATATACGTAGACTTCATGTTTTGTCCTGCATCATTAACAACCCAAGGAGGCGAAGGATGCATCGGATCATATTCATCTATTCCTGCATCCCGTATACTTTCTTGATCTACATCTGCAGGGAATCCATATTCAGCTAGGAATTGTCTATGTACAAGTCTCCTACCCTCTTCATTTTTTAGGGATGGGAAAGGATCTTCTCCTAAATCATCAAATATACCTTTGTTCATAAACTTAAGAAAAGATTTTGTGAAATCTATATCTCCATTTGATTTATACATAAGTTCAACTCCTTTCTCATGTGTTTCTTCTTTAGATACTAAACAACTACCATCTATACAAGAAGAAGTTGCAGCATCCTCAGCTTTTAATATCTCAAAGGAAGCACCTTGATTAACTCCCTTTTCACATACAGTTACCTCAGCAAGTTCCAATTCATCTACTTGCATTACATTTTGTAATCCTTTTTGTATGTTTTGAGTTTTAGTTGCACTCCCAGCAATACTATAGCTTCTTAATTTACCCTCATGAATCTGTTCCATTACCCTCTTAGCAATTTTAGTATCATTCCTAAGTTCAGTAATAAAAAATAAACCCTTATCATCTACCCCACTCTTAAAAATCTGTCCGCCCTTTGAAATGTATGCGGGTAAAGCCCAACCTACCTGTACATCAGAGTGTAATACCATAGCATTTCTTGTACGGAAATTATCCATATATTTTGTAAATGCCTTCCCTAATGCATCTGTAGTTATGAAATGGCCTTCTCTGTCAACTAACTCAATTGAAGCTGGACCACCAACTACCAAGGAATCGTCATCACCTATTTTCATTTTAGTTAATGCTTTAGAGAAAGTAGAATTATCTGGATAAGCCCTAGATAATGTAAGCACTTCAGCAGGACTTGCTATCCCAGCTTTATAAAGTTTTTTATATTCAGTAAGAGCTGGTTCAATGTCATCTAAAGTGGTTCGTCCATCCGTAGCCTTCTCTAAAAATATAACAGGTTGGTCATTATTAATATCATCAGGCATATAATACCCAGCCCAATCTNATGGGTTTGGTATTGACGTAACTGCTGTTTGAATAGTTTCTGTAGTCATTTTAACTTCCCCAGATTACACCACTAACTGTTGGTGTGTTTTGTGCCGCTATTATTGAAACCTTCTTAGTGAAATGTAATGGGAAATTTGTTTCAAACACGCCTTGGCTTGAAGTAGCAACTAATGGTAATATCGGTACTCCAGTTGATGAAGTTGCTGTTTGATCAAAAGCTAAATAAAGTATGTCTCCACTTGTAGAGGATTCGTTAGTTATCTTAATACCTTTTATAACTGTTATGCCGGGTCTTTTTCTTGACGTAGAAGCATTAGCAGTTCCTGACCATTCATAATTAACCCCCGTAGATCCATCTAAGTAGGTGGAAACTGCTGTGGTATCTTCCCTTACTTCAAACATAATCTTATC